TTAAGCTAACTCTGTTCCTCCCTTTAATGGATTATACGTAATCGCATCTTGAAGAAAGTCCGGTGCAAAGTGTGCGTAGGTCAGTGTTTGCTGTAATGTCGAGTGACCTAAGATTCTCTGCAAAGTAATAATACTACCGCCATTCATCATAAAATGGGTTGCGAAAGTATGCCGTAATGCGTGCGTGGCTTGGCCCTGCGGCATATCAGGCTTAATGGTCTTTATGTGCTTTCTAAACATATCGTAAGAGGTGTTTGGAAAAAGCAGACCTGATTTTCGCGTACAGACCTTATCTGCGACTTCTTGGGAAATCGGCACAATGCGCGCTTTCCCCGTTTTGGTAAAAGTGAAACGGATTTTATTTTGGATCACATGCTCGCGTTTTAATTTAACCGCTTCCCCCCAGCGTGCACCGGTGCTTAAACATAAAATCGCCACTTTTTTATTATCACCTTTTAATATATTCAGTAGCAGCCCGATTTCTTCATGCGTTAAATAGGACATCTCAGTCGCTTTTTGCTTTAACCGTGATAGCCCTCGTATTGGGTGTTTACCCATAAATAAATCCGTGCGCTTTAAAGCGGTAAATATGCCGCTTATCGCTGAAAAATCACGGTTTATCGTAGAGGGCTTGATACCCGCAGCGAGCCGAAGTTCGCGGTAAAGTGCTAATTGCTTATCGGTTAATAAGCACATCGGCGGGTTATCGAGTGCGGTCGCAATGCGTGTTGCCCTTAATAACGTGTCCTGCGCATATTCGCTACTTTTGCCAAAGGTGTTCCACCACAAATCAATTAAGTCTTGTAGCGGCCGAATATCATTGGATTTATCTAACCAATCTTTGTGCATTTTGTTTGATAGGGCGTAACGTTCAAACAAAACGGCTTCGTATTTTGTATCAAATCGACGTCTGACGCGTTTTCCTTGACGGCCAGCCGGTCTAATGTCCACTTCATATTGACCATCTTCGAGTTTCTTAATTGCCATAAGAAAGCCCTCCGAGGGTCGATTGGCTTTGCGAGTTAACCTCACAAAATGCCTGATAAATTGTTAACCAGTTTTCTTGTCTGAGTGGGGTGATCCTGAATTTTCGTGCCCAGTGTGCGCTAAAGCCGGTGCAATTTGGCCAGCTTCGGGATTTACCTCATCGAACATGAACCAATCTCGGTATTTTCTAAATCGGGGATGCTTAAAGAATTTCATTGCAGACTCCAATGACATTTTAGCTTTTCCACTTTCATATCCATGATAGGTAACATAATTAATACCTACCAAATCAGCAGTTTGCTTAACATTAAGCCTTTCTGACTCACGTATAAGCTTTAGTCTTTCGCTATCGTACGTTGACATTATATAAGAGATCTCTTATTTTATAAGAACATTGATATCTCAATGCAATGAAGCAAAGAGTCCTAAAGCGCTAGAAAGCGCCTGACATAAGAGGGTAGCAGATGAGAGAGAAAATCGTAAGTCTGTCAGATGTTGTGACTGAGGAAAAATTCGCTGAGTTGATTGGTAAGCCAGCAAGCGCAGTGGCAGATATGCGTAAAGCAGGTAAGTTACCGATTGTTCAGATGAAAAGACCTGGCTCTAGTCGTGCGGAGAATTATGTGTATTTGCCAGCGTGGAATAATGGTTTAAGGCTGGCCTATGAGTCGTTACCCGCGGAAATGCGTGACGGTTGGTTGGTGTGGTTGGGCTTAGGTAAACCGCAATGAGTCAGGTTATTCGTGTGAGCCATCATCGTGCGGTGTATCGCGGGTTTACGATTATTACGTTGCCACGTAAGAAGCAGACACCAATCACACGTTATCACGTTTGGCATTTAGGGGAGTCGTTCGGTAAGTTTGATGCAATGGCTGAAGCGACAAAATATATCGATGGGTTGTGGAGGATGAAAGGTGGAAAGTAATGATGATTTATATAATAAAATTAGTGAATTAATTGAATTCCAACTTAGCCTTCATTTTGATTCTTATACTAGCAAAAAACAATGGAATGATCTTCTTGCAAGTGCCGATTTAAACCAAATAGCGGAAGCGCTAGCTAATAACTTACACAGTGCAGGGCTTGATGTTGTTACAGCCAGAAGAATTCTAAATAAGCAATGTTAGGTGGCTGTTATGCCTGATTCCGGTCAAGAAATTGCAGGCTTAGCAAATATACCACACACCATGTTGCCGATCATGGTTAAAAAAATCGGATTAAATATCGCAAGGTGATTATTAATATAGAAAACAATTAGAGTTAGATAGTAATTAAATAATCAAATCATTAAACAATGACCTTTATCGGTCAGGGCTTTTTATTACCTAAAAATGAGGTTTTAAAATGAGACATATTCCAGACCCAATATTTACCCCCGTCGCCGAAAATATAAAAGCGAATAGGGAAGATGAGCGTAAATCATTAATGAATCGTTTTGCTGATCGCCAACGTCAATTAGCCGACAAAGTATTAACAGAAAAATTAGATTATGCGCAAATTCATCAGTTATTGATTGATGAAGCGGATAAATTCGAGTCACAAGCGGGAGATCTTAACTATGTCTGATGTTATCGACCGCGCCAATGAACATGCGGCATTAGTGCTAGAACAGAATATCCAAGCTGCGAGGAAGTCAGCGAATAGAGTATCTGCGTTTGAATGTGAGAATTGTGATCACCCAATACCAGAAGCCCGCCGCCAAGCGGTGATTGGCTGCACCTTGTGTATTGACTGCCAAATTCTGTTCGAACTGAAAGAAAAACATTACTACAGCGTATGAAAAATCATTTTCTGTAAGCAAATAAAAAGCACACAATCCGCGGGATGGACGCTGATTGTGTGCTCTAAGGTTATCACATGAAATCATATCATATTCAGGCGTTATTGCCTCGCCTTATACACGACTTTCAATTTAAAGAGCAAAATGGCTATTTACGCCAAGGCGTGTGCCCGAACTGTAAGAAAAAAGAGCTATTTACCTCAATTGAAATGCCGTTTGTGTTGCGTTGTGGTCGTGAAAATAAATGTGGCGCTGAGTTGATTGTAAAAGAGATTTATCCCGATATAGTTGATGACTGGTCAGCACTCTATCCCAAAACGCAACAAGCCCCGAATGCAGCCGCAGATGCCTATTTACAGCACGCCAGAGGGCTAGACATCGCCCCGTTGAAAGGGTTGTATTCCGAGTCTAGCTATCATGCCAATGGGTTAGGTGCGGCAACGGTGAAATTTGCTTTACCCGAGGGGGCATATTGGGAGCGAATTATTGATAGACCCTCACGGTTTGATCGCAAAGCTAACTTTTTTGGTTCTTATAAAGGGCATTGGTGGACACTGCCGCAACAGGATTTAACTCAGACCAAAGAGATTTGGCTAACGGAAGGCATTTTCGATGCCCTTAGCTTGATTCAAAATGGTATTGCTGCTGTATCGTTAATGACTTGCCATAATTACCCTGAAGTTGCTTTGAATGCGCTGAGAGCTGCGCTAGGTAACAATAAAAAACCGTTGTTGGTTTGGGCGCTAGATAATGGCTCAGCTGGCGAACGTGCCATGAAAAAGTTTGTTGCCCGCAGCCATGATGATGGCTGGAGAGCCACTGCCGCGAGACCCGCTGAAAAAGAGTGTGGCAACGATTGGAATGACTTGCATATGAAAGGCAAGCTAACGGAGCGCGATATTGCCCGTTATCGCTATTACGGCAAGTTGTTGTTAGCCTCAACTGCGTTTGAAAAGGCGCGTTTAATGTTTAACTGGACGGAACGTTCAGAGTTCGATTTTCAACATGATAACCGGTTGTATTGGTTTAAGTTGGATATCGATAAAATGATGAAAACCATTGAGCGTATTCATGATGCCGAACCCGATTTAGATGAGGATGAGGCCAGACAAAAAGCAGTGAAAGAGTCCGGTACGGTAGTTGAAATCGCTAATTGTTATCCCACACCATTATATTTCCAAAAGTCTGTAGAAACTGACGAATCATGGTATTACATGCGCGTCGATTTTCCTCGTCAGCCACAAGTTAAAGCCACCTTTACCGCCTCGCAGTTAACCAGTGCCAGTGAGTTCAAAAAGCGTTTATTACATGTGGCCAAAGGAGCGGTTTATACTGGCACAACTTTGCAATTGGACCGCATTTGTAAACAAGCTTTGCCAGATATCAAAGAGGTGATCACGCAAAATTATGTGGGTTATAACAAAGAGTATGGTGTGTATGTGTTTAATGATGTTGCAGTGCAGGATGGTAAGTGTTTTACGTTAAATGAGGAGGATTATTTTTCTCTTAATAAGTTGGATATTAAGACGTTAAGCCTGAGCCCATCATTGGCCATTAATACCGATTTTAGCGAATTTGATACCAGTTGGTTAAGTTCTCTTTGGGATGCGTTTGGCGCAAAAGGTTATGTGGTGTTGGCGTTCTGGCTGGGTTCGTTCTTTGCGGAGCAAATACGCAAGACCCATAAAAGCTACCCATTTTTAGAAATATGCGGTGAGCCTGGTTCTGGTAAAAGTACGTTGATTGAGTTTTTATGGCGTTTATGTGGCCGCGCAGATTATGAGGGGTTCGATGCATCAAAATCGAGTGTTGCCGCTCGAGGACGAAATTTTTCACAGATAAGTAATTTGCCGGTGTGTTTAATTGAAAGTGATCGCGTGCAGGATAACGCAAAACTTAAAGCGTTTGATTGGGAAGAACTCAAGTCACTGTATAACGGCCGTGCCACGCGTTCGTTAGGGGTGAAAAATAGCGGCAATGAGACTTATGAGCCGTTGTTTAAAGGCAGTATTGTGATTGCACAGAATGCAGAAATTAACGCGTCACGCGCCGTTTTAGAACGGATTATTCATCTTTATACCGATAAAGCGGAGCAAAGTGTTGAAACCCGTTATGCTGCCATTGCCCTTGAGCGTTATCCCATTGAAAAGCTGTCTGGTTTTCTGCCTACGGTATTGATGAAAGAAGCGGCAATATTAAAGCAATACAGTGAGCGCGTAGATAGTTTACAGGCGCAGTTATTTGCGGATAAGGCGATTAACCATGAGCGGATCGCCAAAAACCACGCACAATTAATTGCATTGCTAGAAACGTTAGCGTTAGTTCTTCCTGTAAAAGCGGCTCATGTTCGCCAAACTCGCGATTTTATTCTTGAGTTGGCCAAGCAACGCGTTCAAGCGATCCAACTCGACCAACCGCAAGTGATGGAGTTTTGGGAGTTGTTTGATTATTTACACGATAACGAGGCTTTTGGTGTGAATCACAGTAGTGAAAAGGGTGTTTATGCGGTGAACTTTAACCATATTGCACAGGTAGCCAGTGAATACCGCCAGTCTATGCAATTGAATACCGATATTAAGAACTTATTGAAAGCGGGGCGCATGCGTAAGTTTGTGGGCGTTAAGACGGTGAGAAGTGTGGTGAACAGTCAGTTTAATAGTACTCTTGCGGTGGGGAGTACGTTGTCGAAGCCAGATGTGCTTAGATGTTGGGTATTCCAAGAAAACAATGAAAGCTAGTTATCGTCTATTTTTCTTTCTATCGGCTGCCTAGTGCAGCCTTTCTTTTATATACATATATCCCACCGTCAACAAGTCTGCTTAGCTGCAAACGTGTTGATTTATTATGGTGTAACCTTTTGGGCTCGCTCTGTAACCTGTTGTAACCGGAAAAAAGTTACATCGGAGTTTTTTATTATCAATAAGTTATAAGCCTTTTTTGTGTATGTAACCATTGTAACCGTTTTCCGAAGGGGGCAGGGAAATTGACAGCTTTGCATGATCATGAATACAGAGCGGATAGATTTATAAACAGTAAAGTTATAATTGACTATTATTTAAACTATTTAATAAATATAGAGAATTTGTGGGAGGGGTTCGGAAAGGCGTTACAAACGTTACAATTTTAATATTTCTCTATAACTAATTGATTAATAATTAAAATGTAGATATATGAAAACATTACAAAAGCATTACTTTGCCGTTACGTGTAACGGTTTTAAAAGGTTACAAATTAGAAATATAACTTATTGTTTTATAAGAGTGTAACGTTTAGCACTCTGTTTTGTAATGCGTTGTAACGGTTAAAACGTTACATGAGAATGGTTTATTATCAATAGATTACGATTGGTTTTTAGATGGTGTAACGGTTGTAACGCTTTTCCGAACCCCTCACGTTATTTGTGATACGAATTTCGTTTGTTAATAGTGAAGTAAAGATGGGCTATTACCTAATCTTTTTGACGAGTAATCAGAATTCGTGGGTGGGGTTCGGAAAGCAGTTACAATGGTTACAAAAATAAAATAGTCTTGTATCTCATTGATAGTATATAGAAATGTAGGAGTGATAGAAGGTTACAAATGGGGTACTTTACGGTTACTTGTAACCATTGTAATCGACTTCTGAAATGGGGCTATACTATATTTATAATTGTTTTTTATGTTATTTTTAATTAAACATATATAAATAGATAGAAAATATGCAGGATACATAAATGGATACTCTTAATGAATTAAAATTAGCAATAGATGAGCTAAAAAAAATAGAAGAAAGGAATAGTAATTATTCTGGTAATAATCCAAATAAATATGATGCATCGATAAGAGATGCTAGAATAAAAGTGAGAATATTAGATGCAAAAGCAAAATCAGAAGGATTGATAGAGTTAAATAATTCAGAAAAGCTAAATAAGATTTTAGATGAAAAATATCCGAATGCTAAAAGTAAAAAGATAGTAGAATACGAAGGAGCTAAGTATATTAAAAGATACTTTCCAGTTGTGAAAAGTCGTAGTAGGAAAACAGTTCGTGAGTGGGGTAGTAGTTGGAATAGACTGGATGATGAATAATAAATAAATTAATCTGCCACTTAATATGAAAAATTGAGTGGCAGAGTTATGTTGAACTCAATTCATCATCATGTCATAATGAGATTCATGTCCTGTTAATTTGAATATATCTTTAAAAACAGAAAGATATATGTCAATAGAATCCCCTTGGCGCTGAATATATAAGTCATCAGGTATACAATGGGAACCATCATTAATCCAATATAGTAGAGAATTGCATATTTGTTGTTGTTCCGGATTGCTGAATTTAGAAATTATATCTTCGTCACTGAATTTACCTAAAATCTTAAAGTAATTTTCTAAAATTCTTCTCATTGTATTTTGGATGGTTATTTCAGAACAATTTTCTTTATCTTTTATTTCTCTCCATAATAATTCATAAGATGATTCTATAGGGTTTTTTTGCGCATGATAGTTTATGCTAGTTACGCTATTAGATTTTTTCAATATCCAAAAGTGAGTATGCATACATCCATTTGAACGACCATTTTGAAATGATGCTTCTTTGTGAAAATAAACGTTATGAGTTAATAATATAAGTTGTTTTATATTAGATGTGGGGGATTTTTTTATTTCATAAATTATTTTTTTTACTAGTGAGCTAACAATGTATAAGATATTACTATCTAAGCTTGAAATTGGGTCATCTATTACTAAAACCCGATTTTCTGAAACCAATTCTTCCGATAGTGCTCCTTTAGCTAGTTGGTAAAAATATAAAAAAGTTATAAATGTAACTTCGCCTTCACTTAACGTATCTTTAACTAGCTCTCCATTTGGTCGTTGTATGCTATAATGATTATCAAATGTATTCGAAGGAACTATTTTAAAGTTAATAAACCCAAATGAAAGCAATGTTGAGTTTATTTCATCTACAGTAGGCTTGACACTTGTCATGTTTTTATTTAACTCACGAATTTCACGTGTGATTTCTTTTTCTTTTTTTTCTTTTTCTTCTATCTTCGGAAGTAAACTATCTTTTGTTTTATCAAATTGAGATTTATCCTTTACAAATTGGAGTATATCGTTTTTTATTTCATTTATTAAATAAAACCATGTGTCTTTTTTAAGTGATATTAATGATGATTTAAGGGTATTTACTAATGTGTTATGTTTGGTTATTTTTTCGTTTTCAATACTTATCGCTTGATTTAATTCTTCAATAAAATCGAATGTTTTATCTGTGTTAATTTTTAAACTTGTTTTTTCTATTTTTGATTTGAATAATGAAATGTTTCCATTTATGGCTGCTATCAAGGAAAACGAATGTAGTTTTATATTTTCCACTTCTACATTTGGAGTTTTAGCCAATAGTTCATTAACATGTTCAATGTGACTTTCTATTCTATCTTTATATGTAATGTATTTTTCAGATAGGTTTTTTAATTTTACAATATCATCAGTGAAACTTTCATCAAAGTACTCTTCAAGTTTTACTCTGAACTCTTCATCTATAGTGTTTTTTTGACAAAAAGGGCATGTTGAACTATTATTTAAATATTTCCTTCCTTGGTTTACCCAATCATTATTATTAAGAAAGCTTATTAAGTTGGCGATGTCAACATCAGATTTACCAATTATATTTTTGGTCCAAATAATATCTTCTTCTATTTCCTTTAAATTAAACCCTGTTATTTCAGGAATTAATTCGTATTCAATGGGAGTGTCACCGAATAAAACACTTGCGCGTTCCTTTAAGTCTTTAAGTGTTTTTAATTCAGTGGATTTATTATTGTGATATTCATCTATGATTTTGTTTTTAAAGCTAACTTTACTGCCAATAAAGCCTCTAAAAGCCTCTTTAAAATCACCTTGATACTTTCTATAAGTTTTCCATGCTATTTCCGTAAACGTTAATTCTTTTTCTATTATGCTTTTTTCTGCTGAATCTAACGTTTTTCTAAGCGTACTAACTCCTTCTTTTTCTTTTTCAGCATCTCTTTTTTTATTATTTATTTTTTCTATTTCTTCAGTAGATGCTTGTCCTAATGTAAAAACGCCTGCAATATCACTAGAGCCAAAATTTTTATCTCTAAATGATTTGTTATATACTAAAGTTTGTAACGGACTGTTATTTTTCCAATTGATATTACAATTGGTATATTTTGTATCGCTAGTGTCCGTTAGAAAATTAGAAATAGTAGTTTTTCCGCATCCATTTCCACCATAAATAAAATTAATTTTGTTCAAATTTTTTATGGTTACACCATTTTCATCATATGTTGCAACGTTTTTTAAACTAAAACTTTCAATCACACTTTGCACCTTTTGTTAACGCTTCATAAAATTAAGTAATATCATGATAATAATAATTAAAATGTCAAAAAATATTTTCAAAGTTGCAATTAGATTCAAAGTTAGGAACTCTTAAAACGAAGAGCATTAAAATTTTGCACTAAACAGCACAATTATTTTATCATCAAATTGTTATTACTTATTTGAATTGGTGCGGGTTTAACTGTATTGCACACCCGCACAAAATCCCACACCTTTTGCGTGCGGGCGAGGCGGGGGAGCAAGCGCGCGCAAAGGGGTAAAGATGGGCCGCGCTGGCTATGGTGTGATTAGCTCGTTAGTGGTGTTATTTGCGATTAGTCAGGCTGTACAGCCTAGATGAGATATAAAATAAATTCGGGTATGTGGAACAGATAGAACGGCGCTAAGGCCGTTCTATTAGCTTTGAAAGGGGGAACATCGGTTAATGTGAATTGAATGGTTTATTTATAATTCGGTTCTTTGTTCTTCGCCTGCGTCAAAAAATCCAGTAACGCATATTGTTTGAAACGGATCACTTCAACACCTAGCATGTCATTAATTGATTTCATGCTTTCCATCAGAGGTAGTAACTCATTGAACCAAAACACCATTGCGGCTTTTTCGATATCGCCAAGGCTACCCGAGCCTTGCGGAATGATCCCCATCAACTGCGGTGGGATACGGTGCATTGCCAACAAATCATCGCGGGTGGTGTCCTTGATACCGACAAACTCGTCTTTCGCACTGATTTGTGAGAATGGCAAAATTTGAATCCCATCCTTGCCACCGTTGGCGGCATACACAAAGATATTCTTAAACGCCTTACCTTTACGGGCTTCTGTGAGTGATTTTTTTAATGACTCGACGGCCTTGTCGTCAGCTAATGCCGCGGAAAGATATACCATCACACCGGCATGACTCCCATTCTCATAATAGTTTGTTCTAAACAGGGTAGCCGAATGATTCAAGTTAGCGGAAATAAGCCCCGCCAAGTAATCGGGAACGCCGTATATCTCTTGGTGAATACATGGGTTTTTCAAATGGATAATGCTATTTTTGCGAAATTCGTAGGCATCTTGGTAATTCTTCACTTGCCAGTATTGCCCCTCATTCACACCGGCGCGGGTGTACTTAGCCAAGGAGGGTTTAAGCGTTAACATATCGCCGAGCCGGTTAATGCGCTTTTCAAGGTAACCATTACCAAAAACCACAAAATCCTGCGCTAAGGTGGTGAAATCAGGGCGTGATAAATACGGCGTTGGTTCAAAACAACTTGTGATCACATTGCGTTTAAACACTAACGGTGATTGATGGTAGGCCGCTGACGAGGTAAACGAGCGTGCAATGCCAGTGAAGTCAATAGGGGTTTCATACCAACGGCCATTGTGGTTGCACTCCATGCAGTCCAGCAAATCACCGCCGCCAGAGACAATTGATGGCGGGTCAAAAGTAAATGAGCAAAATTCAGGACTCTGTGTTTGTTCTTCGGTTGCTGCTAATTCTGTTGCTTGTTCCATGGTTAAAACTCCATAACTTGTGCGCCAGCGCCGCCAGTTTCACTGGATATCGCTTCGTTAGAGAAAATGTTCATTGCCGCCCAAGCTAAATCGCCATGGTCTAAGCCGCGAACACGACTTGATTCATAGGTGATAATCCCGCTTTGGGTTTGAACTTTCTTGATGGTCATAAATGAGGTGAGCAGGGGCTTGTGTAACCCCGCATCGTATTCAAAACGGCCATTACGAATGAGCATGAGCATTTTCATGATCATCATGCGTTTGATAGGAGCCGAATAGTTGAGTAAATTGGCGGCAGGAAAGAATTTAACGACCAGCTCGTGCACGGCGGCACCAGTACCGCCAGTGCCATCAATGGTGATGGATTGCACGTTATAACGTTGGGTAATGCGTTTGATTTCTTCGGCTTGTTTTTCAAAGGCCATCCCGCGTAACTGGATAGTTTCAATGATGCGGAATTTCCCGCCACTGACTGCCGGTGGTGATGCAACCACTAACCCCAAGCCATCGCCATTATCACCGGTACCTGTTGGGTCTGCGCCTACCCAAACTGGGCGATTACCCAGTGGCCGTGGGGCGTAAGGTTTCCAGTCAGGCCAAACATCACTGTTATAGCCATCTACGCCACAATTGATTAAGGCATCATAACTAAATGCCCGTTCACCCGTTTTAACGAACTCACACTCGTATAAATTACGAAAATCATCGGGCGGGTTTTCATCTTTGATTTCTTCCAAATTAACGCGGTTCAGCCCGCGAGCGATGGCATCATGAATATTCACGATTTGCCGCCACATACTATCCGCGCAGTAATGGCCAAGCTTTAATACCTTATGGGATAGCTCAATGATTTTGCGTTCTTTTTCGGGCTTGCCTTTGTTATAAAAATCTCCTGTCCAAAACTCATAGGCTTCGTGATCTTCACTGGATGGAGTGGAAAAGTAGGTACGGCGTAATCCCGTTTGTGTGGCCATGGCTGAGGCGACTTTACGTAATTCTAAGAAACGCGATACCCAGAACACCTCATCAAAATAGAGGTCACCGGTATATGACTGCGCTGTCGCTGCTGCGGTACCCAAGAAAAACAGGATCGCCCCGTTAGATAACATAATTTCATCGCCGCCTTTGAGCTCAACACCCACTTGGCGCGCCAACAATTGAATAAAACGTTTGAACTGAAAGGCCTGTGCGCGGCTGGCAGATAGAAATATTTGGTTGTTACCGGTTTCCAATGCAGTTAATAAAGCTTCGCGGGCAAAGTACCACGTAGCTCCAATTTGTCGCGATTTAAGAATAAAGCGGTTTCGCTGCGTGCGTTCATCCCACCATTGGCGCTGATATTCAAATAAGCTACCTAGCACTAGGTTTTTAAGCTGTTCGATTTGCTCAGGGGTAAAGTGATTCTTTTGTGCTTTAACTTTACTTGTTCCCGCCGTTTGTTTCTTCATTTCCAAGCGCTCAAATCGGTCTAACTGGCGGTTAAAGAAATCCACCGTTTTAAAGTCATGGGCAGTCATTGTGTCTTTCGCCATGATGCGCAGCACTTTTACATGTATTTGGTCAGTAACACGGTGAATAGGGGATGCCTCATCCCATTTATCACGTCGTCGCCATGAATAAATGGTGTGAATGCTTAAGCCCAGCCGCTTTGCAATCTGCGAAACGCTGTAAGCCTGCCAATAAAGTTCTTTGGCTTCTTGTCGTGGGTCAATGTCTGTTTTCATCATGCTGTCACTTTGTCACGCCCGCGCGTAACCCTCTATGAATATGGGTTCTCATAGCGCAATGAGAACCGTAACCCTTTGAGTAAAAAGAAGATGATTGAGATAGTGGCGTTATCGAAATGACAGTTACGTCAGAAATGGAGATTGATTTATGTCGCAAGGTAAAAACACGCGCCAGATAAAGCTGATTGCTTGTGCAGAGGGAATGACACTAAACGGTTTTCCCGTTGAGCGTGAACATATCGAGCAGATGGCGAAAGATTACGACCCTAAATTTTACTGTGGTCGTGTGAATTTGGATCACATTAAAAGTCTGTTTCCAGATAGCCAATTTCGCAGCTATAGCATGATTTCAGCGGTGAATACCGTTGAATTAACTGAGGGTGAACTTAAAGGCAAATTAGGGCTTGAAGTCACCATTGATATTGATGATTTAAAAGATGAATACATTGTTAACCTGAATAAGTCAGGCCAAAAGATTTTTTCCAGTATCGAATATTACCCCTCATTCCCACAAACCAAACGCGCCTATTTAACAGGTGTAGCGTTAACTGATTACCCTGCGGCTATTGGTTCTCGACCTATTGAACTAAGCGCGGTTTCTCGCGGCTTACCGGATAGTGGCAATTACTTTACCGCTTCATTAGAAACGCAATGCCACTTATTAAGTGAGCAACACACCGAACATCAAGAGGAAAAGGAAGCAAGTAAGAAGTTTTTATCGACGGTGAAACAGTGGTTAGGGCTTGAACGTCATCACAACTCAGAAGAAACCACCAACCTAAAAACAGCTATTGAGTTGACTGCACAGCAATGCGGCACCTTGCTAACTGAAAACGAAGCGCAAAAACGAGCGTTATCACAGCTAACTAATGATTTTAACGCCTTAAAGCAGCAACTTGCAGTGACTGATGGTTCAGGGGAGTCACGCCCTCAAGTCACAGGTGGTTCGACTAAGTTGGCTGAGTATTAAGCCGCGCTTTACTTTCTTCAATTTTAATCAATAAAAGGTTTTTACTATGGGTATCAGTAATGAATCACTGGCGAATTATCTCTCATGGCTTGACCAGCAAGCCCGCTTAAATGGAGTACGCCGTGAGGGTTCGTCATTAAATTTTAGCGTTGACCCTGCGGTGCAGCAGCGCTTAGAAAAAGCAAAAATGGAAAACAGCCCATTTTTAAAACAAATCAACTCATTTGGAGTGACGGACCAGGAGGGGCAAAAGGTTTTTGGTTCGGTCAATGGCCCTATTGCCGGTACGAATGACTCAACGACCGAGCGCCGTCAGCCTGAGCAAGTCAATGAGGAAAACAGCGACGATTATCGTTGTGATAAAACCAACTGGGATACGTTTATCCCGTATTCATGGTTAGACGCATGGGCGGGGCACCCTGAATTTCAACCGATGATCAGTCAACTGATTGCACAGCAAGAAGCTAATGACCGCTTAATGATTGGGTTCAACGGTGTGAAACGGGTGAAAAAGTCCAATAAAGCCGAAAATCCATTGTTACAAGACGTCAATATCGGTTGGCTGCAAAAAATCCGTAATGCGGCGCCACAACGCGTGATGAAAGATGTCACGTTAACCAGCCGTGATGAAAGCGGGAAAATTATTGCCAAAGGGATGTATGCCAATGTGGATGCGATGGTATTCGATGCGGTGAATTCATTGTTAGACCCGTGGCACCGCCGTGCGCAGGGCTTAGTGGTGATCACCGGTTATCAACTCTATACCGATAAAAACTTCAAAATCATGAACCAGCACAGTGAACAAAACCCAAACATGGAAATGCTCGCGGGTAATGAGCTGTTGAAATTGAGTTCAATGGGTAACTTACCGACCTTACAAGTGCCATTTTTCCCCGATGGCGCAACCTTGATAACGACCTTTAAGAACCTGTCAGTGTACTGGCAGAAAGGCAAGTACCGCCGTGTGATCAAAGATGAGCCGGAATATAACCGCGTAGCGACGTATTCGTCAGGCAATGAGGGCTATGTGATTGAAGATTATGGCCTGTCTTGCCTGATTGAAGGTATCAACTACGCCGAAAGCAAAGAAATTTAAGCCAACATTGGGGAACGCAAATGGAACATTTAACACCGGCGCAGCAGCACTGGCAAAAAGTAATGGCATCGCGTCGCGGTGGGGTACCTGCCGAAATGTCACGGGCAGATATGACCGCTTATGAAAATATTTTACACCGTTTACGGGCTGACCAAGCGCAATTAAGCAATATCCAAGGCAATGACCGCAAAGCGGCGTATAAGCGCAAGGTTTTACCTAATTATCGCGGTTGGATTGAGGGTGTGTTGGAAAGCCAGAGCGGTGTGGCTGATGAGGTCTTTACTCGCACTTTGGTGTGGCATATCGACGCAGGTTTATACACAGAAGCCTTACACATGGCCGAATATGCTATCCAATTTAATCTGCCGTTGCCCGATAACTATAACCGCACCTTAGCCACTGTTTTAGTTGATGAAATCTGCGACTGGTCATTAGCAGTGAAAGCAAGCGGCAAAGAAGATGAAGTGACAGCGTCACTTGATGATTTGCTGAGTTTAGAGCGTATTACAGCGCAATCGGATATGCCTGATGGGGCGCGTGCCAAGTTGTACAAAGTCATTGGTTTAACACTCAAAAATGACGATAAGCAGCAAGCCTTATCCCTTGAATATCTGCAAAAAGCCATTCTTATTGATAAAGACATTGGCGTGAAAAAAGAGATTGAACAGCTATTACGGGCAGTGGGTAAGCAAGAAGACGAAACGCCTAAAAAATAGCAATAACCGAGTTGCACCCGCGTGCCACGGAGGCACAGCAATAATAAAGGGTTAACCCTCTGTATTGTCGCTGTCCACCTCCGTTTTTTCAAAGGGGTAATCATGGGCTTAGTGGCATCAAAACAAATTCATAGCGTGCAAGACGAAAGCGTCAGCGATGGTGATGAAAAAATCACGTCAGGTGAGTTTTGGCCAGACATTGGTTTAGACCAGTTACGTCAATCCATGCGATTAACGGGAAACGTCACCACAAGCCGTTTAAAGCATATGGCCACTGAAGCGGTGTTGTATGTCAATCAGCTATTGGATGAATGGCGGCAGGAACAAAAAGCCAAAGGGTTTAGCCAGTTATCTGCGGTGCCATCACCGGAAATTAACGACACCACGGCCGTTGTTTTTCGTTATCACCATGCGGTGTATAGCTTTACCAAGGCCTTATTGATTGAAAACTACCGCGATATTGACACCACGCGTGAGGGTGAAAAACACGCCCAAGCCTTGAGCACGCAAATTGATGATCTGCGCCGTGATGGCCAAAACGCCGTGCGGGATATTCTCGGCAAGTTACGCATGTTTGCGGAGATCGTCTAATGAAAGTGCAGGCGCTGCAAGGTGACACCGTTGATTTATTGTGTTGGCGGCATTATGGGCGCACTCAGGGCATCGTTGAGCAAGTATTACAAGCCAATCCGAATTTGGTTGAGGGCGGCATACAGCTAGCCGCGGGGCAATGGGTGGAATTACCCGAACTCGCACCGGTGGCAAAACAAGAAATGATCCAACTTTGGGATTAACAAAACAGGATTAATAGCATGAATGATTGGTGGAGCCGCCTAACTTACGCACTTTCTGGATTTGGCGGTTTATTCAGTGGGTCGGGCATTTTAGGGTTTTTTGGTGATTTCTCCGTGTATGAGTGGGGCTTTTTAGTCGGGTTAATTGCCAGTGTTTCATTGGGCGTAATGACTTACCGGTTAAACCGCCGTGAGCAAATGAAACGCACACGCATATTAGAACGTTATTTCTCTCGTCACCCCATCAGTGAGCACGATATTGAAAGCATTGTGAAAGTCACCGAGCAATCACCAAAGGATTTATGAAATGAACACCAAATCACGATTAAGTCAGGCTGTTATTGCGTTGATTATTTCTGGAGCCAGTGGCGGTGCGATCCTCTCCGGCTTTTTGAATGAAAAAGAGGGGAATTCGCTTAAGGCATATCGTGATGGGGGCGGCGTAGTCACTATTTGCCGTGGTGTGATACACATTGGCGGTAAGCCGGTAAGAATGGGTACCCAATTATCACCAGCGGAATGTGACCGGCTAAACCAGATTGAAGCCGACAAAGCAATTGCATGGGTTAAACGCCATGTTCATGTATCACTGACCGAGCCGCAAATCGCCGGTATTGCGTCATTTTGCCCTTACAACATCGGGCCATCTAAATGTTTTTCATCCACGTTCTATCGCAAATTAAATGCGGGAGATATCAAGGGCGCCTGTGCGGAGCTTCCTAAATGGACGCGGGATGGCGGTAAAGATTGTCGCCAAACTAAAGGCCAGCCAAACGGCTGTTATGGCCAAGTGATCCGCCGTGACCAAGAGGCTGAATTACTGTGCGGCGAATGGGGGCGGTAATGGTGAATTATCGTCAGGTTTTTGGGGGATATTTAGCGGTTGCTTGTATTGCGGCATTAGTGAGCGGCGGTGCGGTGTTTGGCATTGCACGTTTGGACTTCAAAGCCAAGTTAAGTGTGAGCGAACTGGGGCACCAAATGGCACTCAGTGCGATAAGCGCCCAAGCCTTTATTGATGCAAATGAAAAACTCGCTCAACTAAATAAAGCACAAGAGACCTTGCACCAGCTTGATGTGACCTATAGCCAGAGGTTGTTAAATGAACAAAATGAATCTCAACGTTTGCGTGATGATTTGCTCACTGAGCGTCGTCGCGTGCAGTTCGCCAGTGCCGACCTTGCAACCTGTGGGCTCACCATCAATCACACTGCCCGCGCCGGCAGCGTGGGCGATGCTGCCACCGTCGGACTCACTCGAAAAGGTGGACTTATTGTTCACGATATCCGAACCGGAATTAAACAAGACAGAGCCAAAATAAGTTATTTACAGGGCTATATCCGTGACGTGGTAGACCAGTGCAAGGGGGCGAAATGAAAATATTATTCAATATCTTGATGTTTATCGTGTTTATTCTTCTGTTAACCGTGGTTTTGCTTCGCGGTGTGGTGTTACTGCAAGAACCCAAATGCGCCACGGCACCACTACAAGAACGCATTGAAATGCGTTGCCAAAAAGCACTCTATGACACTCGGGGGAGATAATGTTAAAGCCAAATCTATTACGACAAACTATTGTTGAGCAGATACCCCAGTTTAAACAAAACCCTGATTTATTAGAGGTCTATATCACTGAGGGTGGTATACAGGCCACCGGTACACAATCCGCATCTTACTTGAATGAGTACCAAATTCAGGTGTTGGCCATGGATTACGCTGGCGAATTGAGCGCATTGTCATTGGCCATTCTGACTTTTGCCCGAAAACATCAGCCAGATTTGTTATTTAACCCTGATAAACGGGCGAATGGCATCCGCTATAAGGCCGACATTCTCGACAATGAAAAAATCGACGTGCTGTACACCATCAAGGCCACCGAGCGCGTGATTGTTAAAAAAGTGAATGGAAAAATTGTTCAAGAGCATATTTCCGAGCCTGAAATAGCCTTACCTGCATGGGATATCGTGATTGATGAAGGGGTGATGGTTCATGAGTGATAACAGCCTATTTATGCAACTTGAAAATGAGCTTAATGGCTTGTTATCGACAACCTCAGCGGCTTACCGGCGAAAACTGACGGGCAAATTAGCGCGGGCAATTCGTGCTGACCAACAAAAGCGCATTCGCAGCCAACAAAATGCGGACGGCTCGGCCTATGAACCACGTAAACGCAAAGTGTTACGCGCACAGCAGCAAATTAGATTTATTCACCGTGGTGATGTTCGCACCCTGCGAAATTGGCAAGGGTCAAAAGGTCGTCGCGGTAAAACCATTACCGGTTTTGATGAAGATAGAGGCGCGGTAAGAACCTTTTATCGCCAAGATATTACCCGTTTTTTAGATATTAATTTTTCCTCGGTCAAGCGCAGCACAAAACGTAACGTGCCGATGTTCAGGCGGCTTAGGGCGGCGCGTTTTCTTCATGCCCGCAATACACAAGATAGCGCGATAGTGGGTTTTCAAGGCAAAGCTGCGGCAATTGCACGGGAACACCAATACGGGCTTGAGGGGGCAGTAAATGAGCTGGCACGGGCACGCTATCCCAAACGGGAGTTATTGGGGCTGTCAGAGCATGAACGATTGGGTTTGTTGGAAATGATTTATCTCGATTTGGTGGGGCAGCTATGAGTTTACAAGAGCTATACCGATTACTCAGTAATCTTTTTCGACAAGGTGTGGTCACTGAGGTGGATTTAGACAATGACTGTTGCCGTGTTCAAGTCGGGGAGTTAGTTACGGATTGGATCCGATGGCTAGTGCATCGTGCCGGCGAGTCTCGCAGTTATTGGGCGCCGACGGTGGGGGAGCAAGTGTTGATTGGGGCGATAGGCGGTGAGCTAACAACTGGCTTTGTTTTGGGTTCACTGTATAGCAATGCGAACCCTGCGCCGACACATTCAGCCAATGCATTACACCACACTTTTCCCGATGGTGCGGTGATTGAGGCTAGCGATGAAATTAGTGCGACAACAAAAAAAGTGATTTGCAAAGCCTCTGTCGAAATCAAGCTCGATACACCGAATGTGATTTGTACCAATAACCTCACCACCGCCACGTTGAATGTGGAAAAGGGCGGCGAAATGACCGGTAATTTTAACCATAACGGCGGTGCGATAACGTCCAATGGTGTGGTTATACATACTCACCAACATGGCGGTGTGCGTTCGGGTGGGGATACATCAGGGGAACCGGTATGAATTATTGCGGCATGAATGCGAAAACAGGTCGTGGGCTGACTGACAGTGAGCATATTCGCCAAAGTATCGCTGATATTTTACGAACGCCCATTGGTTCGCGGGTGATGCGCCGGCAATACGGCTCACTGTTATATGACTTGATTGACCAGCCACAAAACCCTGCGCTGAGACTCAAAATCATGAGTGCGTGTTATATGGCATTAATGCAATGGGAGCCCCGCGTTAGGTTACAGACCATTGATTATATTCGTTCAGATGTTGGTGAAATGGGCGTGAGTTTATCCGGTGTGATCATGCAAACGGGTGAGCCGATTTCGATTTCTATTCCAGTGAGGTAGGTATGGCTGCCAGTATTGATTTAAGTTTATTACCTGCACCGGATGTGGTCGAAACGTTAGATTTTGAAGTGCTCTTTGCCGACCGCAAAGCCGCACTAATTGGTGCGATGCCAGCAGAACAACGGGAAGCCATCACTCGCACCTTAGAATTGGAATCTGAGCCGTTAACCAAATTATTGCAAGAGAGCTGCTACCGTGAATTGATTTTACGTCAGCGCGTTAATGAAGCGGCTCGCGCAAGTATGGTGGCCTTTGCTACGGGTGCTGACCTTGACCAACTCGCGGCCAATAACAACGTGAAACGCCTGATGTTATCAGCCGGCGATGAAAATGCTATTCCACCGATTGCACCGGAGTATGAATCTGATTCCAATCTACGTATGCGTATACCGGCCGCTTTCGAAGCGTTAAGCGTAGCTGGCCCGATTGGCAGTTATGAATATCATGCTCGTAGCGCTGATGGTCGGGTTTCTGACGCTTCTGTCATTAGTCCGCTACCGGCTCACGTCACGGTTACGGTTTTATCCCGCGAGGGGAACGGCAGCGCACCGGCTGATTTAATTGAGAAAGTCGATATTGCGTTAAACGATGAGGACGTTAGGCCGGTTGCTGATCGTGTGACAGTGCAATCGGCAACCATCGTTAACTATGAAATCGACGCGGTGATTCACTGTTATCCCTCCCCTGAATACGAACCGATTATGGCGGCGGCAGAGGAACAAGTGAAACGCTATGCAACTCAGCAACACAGGTTAGGCCGTGACATTGTGCTCAGTGCCATTTATGCCGCGCTGCATGTGCAAGGTGTGCAACGCGTGGAACTGAAAAAGCCGGTAGCGGATATCAAGCTAGATAAAACACAGGCGAGCTTCTGCACACAAATTAACGTGGCATTAGGGGGCTCAGATGAATAATCGTTTATTACCTGTCGGCTCATCACCGTTAGAGCTCGCGGCGGCTGAATCACTGGCACAAATTGAGCGCGTGCCTATTCCTATTCGTAAACTTTGGAACCCTGATAAATGCCCCGTGCATTTGCTGCCGTATCTGGCATGGGCGTTTAGTGTTGACCGGTGGGATAAAAACTGGACAGAAAAAGCTAAGCGTGATGCGGTTAAGGCTGCGATGTTCATTCATAAACACAAGGGCACGATTGGTGCATTGCGCCGTGTGGTTGAGCCATTGGGCTATTTAATCCGCGTGATTGAATGGTGGAAAACTAATGAAACTGCCGGCACGTTTCGCCTTGATATTGGCGTGCTGGAAACCGGTATCACAGAGGAAATGTATCAAGAATTAGAGGCGTTAATTTTTGATGCCAAGCCGGCAAGCCGCCATTTAGTTGGGCTGACTATTCAACTGGAAACTAAAGGCCAAATCTATTGTTCTGCGGCTAACTATAGCGGTGATGAATTAACCGTTTACCCATACACGCCAGATGTGATCAGCTCATGCGGCACGATTTCCACAGGGGCAGCGGTACACGTTATTGATGAAATGAGGGTGAATCTCCAATGAAATATTTTGCATTGCTTACCACTTATGGTGAAAAAGTGCTCGCAGAGGCGACGGCCCTCGGCACGAAAATTGAATTAACACACATGGCGGTCGGTGACGGCGGCGGCACCTTGCCCGCACCGGATACCAAACAGACTAAATTAGTCAATGAAAAGCGCCGAGCGGCAATTAATACGTTATTTATTGACTCAGTGAATACCAATCAAGTTATTGCGGAACAAGTGATCCCCGAAAATGAGGGGGGGTGGTGGATACGTGAAATCGGTTTGTTTGATAAATCGGGGTTATTGGTGGCCGTGGCGAATTGCCCTGAAACTTATAAACCATTATTGGCCGAGGGCTCAGGCCGCACACAAACCATTCGAATGATTTTGATTGTCAGCCATACCGAAGCGGTTACATTGAAAGTTGACCCCGCGATTGTGCTTGCCACGCGCGGCTATGTGGATGACTCAGTAAAAACAGCGATTGAGGCTCACGTTAAAAGCCGTAATCACCCCGACGCGACGACTAGCGCCAAAGGTTTTGTACAACTTGCTGACACACTCAGCGCGGATAATACCAAAGCGGTCACACCCAAGTTGGCCACAGAAATTAACCAACGGGCTGTTAATGCACAAAATTCAGCAAATGCGGCCAATACAGCAGCAACTAATGCGAATAACAACGCCAATGGCCGAGTGCCAAGCACTCGCAAGGTCAATAATAAGCCGTTAAGCACCGATATCACGCTAAGTGCGGGTGATGTTAATGCATACACTAAAACCGAAACAGACACCAAAGTCGCCGACGCTAAAAAGGCCGGTACTGATGCACAAACCACTGCTAATAACGCCAATACAGCAGCAACCAATGCAAATAACAATGCCAATGGTCGAGTGCCAAGCACTCGCAAGGTAAATAATAAGCCGTTAAGTGCAGATATCACGCTAAGTGCGGGTGATGTTAATGCATACACTAAAACCGAAACGGACACCAAAGTCGCCGATGCAAAAAAAGCTGGAACAGATGCAAATACGAATGCCAATGGGCGTGTACCCAACACTCGAAAAGTAAATAATAAGCTGTTGAGCGCTGATATCACTTTAAGTGCTGGTGATGTGGGAGCGTATACCAAAGCAGAAACAGACACTAAAGTCGCTGATGCGAAAAAGGCTGGTACAGATGCGCAAACCAAGGCAAATGCAGCTAATACCGCGGCAACTAATGCGAATAATAACGCGAATGGACGCGTGCCAAGTGGGCGCAAAGTAAACAATAAAGCACTGACCGCAGATATAGCACTGAATGCGGGTGATGTTGGCGCGTATACCAAAGCAGAGGTTGATAGTAAATTCGCAGCAGGGAGTGGCTTAGGTTATGGCCAAACTTGGAAAGATGTTAAGGCATCAAGAGCGGTGAGCACTATATACACAAATTCAACGGGTAAACCGATACTGGTTTCAATTTCTCCAAACGGAGCAAGAGATCATTATATGGGTTTCGATTGCTTTATTAATAATGTCAAAGTCGCTGTATCTGTCGGGTTCGGTGGTGAATCTAAGCCCCAACTGTGTTTTATCGTGCCTAATGGATCAACGTATAAAATCGAATACAGTACAAATGTGACGAAAAATGGTATTAACATGTGGACTGAGCTGAGGTCATAATGAAATATTACAAAGACAAAAATAATGAAGTTTATGCCTATGAATCAGATGGATCACAGGATGCATTTATTACTGATGATTTAACCCTTATTTCTGAGCAAGAGGCATTAGCGATCACCAATCCACCGCCATCAAAAGAACAATTAATCGCAGAAGCCGAATATCAGAAACAGGCGCTATTAAATGAAGCAACTGCCGCAATAGCACCTTTGCAAGATGCAGTTGACCTTGGTATCGCTACAGGTGATGAACGCGCGCAGTTAAGGGCTTGGAAAGAGTATCGAGTAGAAGTGAATAGGGTGAATGTTAGGTTGGGGATGAGTATTAATTGGCCAGTAAAATCAAAGTAAAAAATCATAATTATAAGGGGCATATATGCCCCTTATAATTATTTCCTGATCACCCTTTCTTGAATCATCAGAGACTCTCCTTTCCCTGTCAATTCCCAACGCTCAGTTAAAGTGCTCACATTAACTAATCCGTAAGCTTTTAGCTGGATAGTGATAGTATCGAAGTCATATTCATTTATTATAGCTTCATTAAAATTTGCTATTCTATTAGTTACTGCTATATATTCACCAATTTTGGCATTAACTTCTAGATTAGTAGGGTTCTTTAAAATAAAGGGAGATAAAAATGAAAATAATGAATTCCAAGAAAAGGTGCCTTTAAACTCTCTACTATCTTGAAAAAAATCATGAGTTGGGGAATTAGTATAGTATCCATGAGCAGTAAACGTGGATGCAAAATCCGCGATATCTGTAATTTGAGTATTTAGTTTATTTGAGTTATCACTTAATTCTTTTTTCAAATTTTCATTCTCATTCTTTACTTGTATTAATTCTGTTAAAACATCATTGCTTGCTAATTTATCTGCTCTAATCCAACCAACAGCGGGAAACATTTTTATTGTTTTACTTAAGCTTAATGCAACTAAACCTGGTAGCTCTGATGCTATAGTCCAAAATCGGACTAGTCTATTAGTTGTTACTTTTTGTCTAAATGAGATTAGTTTTTCTCTTAACTCAGGGTTTGTCTCCGATTTTTCAAAAGGGATGTTGTTTGGTTCACCATGAACTAATGCTACAACTTTTAATCCTTTTTCGACTGCGTAATCAAATTCTTTTTCTGTATAGCTAATACCATCAGCAGATAATGAACCGTAACGGCCACCAATAATCAATAAATAATAATCACAGTCATCAATGATTTTTTTTATAAACTCCCATTGTTCCTCATCAGAGGCAGGAAAGAGTTCCATACCCGCGGGTATGCAGTCCATTTCCATTAGTGCTTGGATCACATTTTGTCGTTCTTCTTTTAAATCAGCATATGTAGAACTCACGAACACTTGGTACCGCTTATCCATAATTTTCACCTTAAAAATAATCTATTTTAATATCCTATCTTTATGATTTATAAGATGCAAAAGAATAAGCGTGGAAATGTTAAAGACCTCACTTATATAGTGGAAATGAAAACAAATTTTTCCTATGGTTTTAATTTTAAATTTGATTATTATGTTAATGAAAATTATATGGGATACAAGGAAATATATAGTGTCTGAACATGAAAAATGGCTTGATGAAGTACTACCAAACCACAAAAGGCTGACAGATTCGGTGGTTACAATCTTACAGAGCTTGTTAGATTCTAAAGGAGTCGATTATTTATCGGTCACAGGAAGAACAAAAAATAAAAAAAGTGCTTTAGATAAAATAAAACGTAAAAATTATGATGATCCAGCGACTAAAATGACAGATCTCTCTGGTATTAGGATCATTGTGTATTTTGAATCTGATATTGAAAAAGTTTCAAAAATTATTGAAGAAGCATTTAATATCGATGATGAAAACTCCGTAAACCAAGATAAAAAATTATCAGTAAATCAAATTGGTTATCGTTCAGTTCATTTTGTTTGTGATATTGGTGAAAATAGAGAATGTTTACCTGAATTTTTTGGGCTTAAAGGTTTGAAGTTTGAATTTCAAGTGAGAACTGTTCTTCAGCATGCATGGGCTGAATTAGCCCATGATAGTAATTATAAGTTTACCGAAAAATTACCACCTAAAATTGAACGTAGTCTATATCTTTATGCTGGGATGTTAGAGTTAGCAGATAAAGGGTTTAATGAGCTATCTAAAGAAATTGATAAGTACGCTGAATCCATTCAAAAAGATATACGCGGAGGAGACTTTGAGCTCGCTATTGATGTGATTACTCTCAGAGAATTCGTTGAAAATTGGGGAGATATTAATAAATTAAAAATGGGTGCATTACCAGATAGAGCAGATTTGTCTGATGTAGTTAGAGAGTTAGAGCAATTTGGAGTAAGTACTATTAAACAATTAAATGAAATCATCCCTAACGACTATATTAAGAATATTAATAAATTAGGAATTGAGACAAATATTTTTGGGCATGTTCGTAATTGGATGTTAATCCATGATTTCGAAAAATTAAAATTCAATGTCGCCATTGATTGGATAGTTAATCAGCCTGTCATTGATGTTTTAGAGGAAAGTTTAACTACTGAGCAATTTGCTCGATTTGAAGATATATATAGAAATAGGATATTGAGAGGTATGAAATAGGTTCTTTAAAAGAACCTATTTGCAGGGAGATATTTACAGCGTACTTATACTCTTAACTGCTCTCTAACATCTTCATTAACCCGACTCAACGACAACGTAAAGTCAATTTTTTTCGCTTTACCATCGGTAAAAAACTCCGTTCTATCGGTGACTAAATTGGTGATCACATACATCCCATAAATGGTTCCTGTACCCTCAATCAGAGGTAGTGGCTTAGCTATATATGCCGATGTTTTTAATAATTCCAGCGACACATCACCGCCGGTGACTTCGGGATAAAGCGTGCCAGCCAGCGTGATCTTATCTTCACCGGCGCCCACATACTGCCATTTGGCACTGCGGCCAACACGGTCATTTTTCACATGGCGCCAGTCAAGTGAATGGTTAAAGGTTTGATAAGGGGCAGTGCGGAGTTCAAACACAAACATGCCATAAATCATCATCATAATTTAGTCCTGATCTTTTAAGCTGGAACGGCGACGGCTATCACGTTCACGTAACAAGGTGGTTAATTGTTGTTTCACAATATCGGCGATTTCTTTTTTATTGCTCATATCAACCCCGTAAAAATTCAATTCGAATGTATTGTATTCCGGCTGCATAATTTGGCGTTCTGGCCGTGTCGGCGATACTGCCACCGGTACCGCGTTTAATTTGGGCTGAATAGGGGCTAACGTATTAATGAGTGAATCATTGAATTGTGGAAAGAGTGAGTTTTTTCTCGCAGCAATGCGGGGCTCTTGATATAACCCATTAACGGCCGTTACTGCCGGAAAGTTTTTAAATACAATATCACCGAGTTTATTTCTATCGACACTTTCCGCTGCGTCACTTAATGCAGATTTACTGCCTTTTTGCTTGCTCTTTTTCTCTGCGCCGTCATACACCAAGGTACCGTATTTTTCCGCATTTTCTAGCGGGTTTACGTCATTGGCTTTTTTCTGTAGTTCGCTACTTTTCTCAAGCTGTTTACCGGCAACGGTAACGCTACTGGTGATTTTACTGGTTGTCTCGGTTTGTTGTTTTTGTGCCTGTTCGTTGGCTTTGGCGGTTTTCCCAGCATAAGCGGAAACGGAGTTCAGTACTTTGAATGGGTCTTTTTCGTTTGGGTCAACGCCCATGGCACGCGCTGCATCGGCGGCAGCTTCGGCCGCGGAGGGGATAACGCCCAGTTTTTCTAATATCCAGCCTAAGCCCTTGGCAACTTGCTGAATGGGAAAGAATAGGGCGCTGATAGCCTTACCCACTACCTCGCCGAACACTTGGCCAGCTTCAGTACACGATTTCAATTCTTCCGTAGATAATTGAACCGGTGACAGTAATTCTTTAAACCAATTCCACACCTTGCTGACGGCATTTGAAATGCCATCAAATATCGGGGCAAATGGTGCAAAGGTAGCGCTGAAAGCCAAACCAATTGGCGCAAGGGTAGATGTGAAACCATCCCAAAAACCGCTAAAAAAGGCTTTAATCGGTTCCCAATATTGATAAATTAATACCCCAGCGGCCACGATGGCGGCAACAAATAAACCCACAGGGCTCAATAACAAAGAAAACCCACCGCCAATAAGGTTAATGGCATTACTGCCCGCGGCCATTAAGCCCCCAAAACCTTGACTGCCAGTAAGCATAAATAGACTAAGTCGCATCGCGGCAAACGGCACAATCACCGCCGCCGCGGCAAGGGCTAACGCGCCAAGGGCAGTGACTAAGGTGGCAATTGCTATTGCCACAACCGCAAGGGCTTGCGTGGTTTTGGGGTGCTCTTTCATCCACTGGCCAACTTTGCCAATAAAGCCTGTTAATGATTGGGTGACACGGCGTAAAGGGGAATCGACATTTTCTTGAATTTCAATGCCGAGATCTTCCCATGCTGATTGTAATTGTTTCAGGTCACCTTTTAAGTTATCAATCTTAACTTTGGCGTTTTTATCGGCTTCACCCTCGGCGCCCATGTTGGCGGTTTTCAGTGCGTCATAGCGCCCATTCATGACGGCATCAATCACGGCGCCCATACCGACCATTGCTTCCTCGCCGAAAATGTCTTTTTTCATGCGAATTTGGCTGGCTTGATCAAACTTACGCATGCTTTTGCCTACGTCTTTTAAGATTTCGTCAGCGTCACGGAGTTTGCCGCTAGCGTCTTTAACACTAACGCCTAGCTTATCAAGGGCGGCTTGGCCTTTGCCGACAGGGGCAACCATACGGGATAAGCCCGCGCGAAGTGACGTACCGGCCATACTGCCTCGAATACCGTTATCTGCCATGGTTCCCGCCATTGCGGCCATGCTTTCAAGGCTGACGCCAAGTTGTGCGGCAATCGGGCCTGCATACGTCATGGTTTCACCGAGTTGGCGTAAATCGGTATTACTGCGGGTAAAGGTGGCCGTGAGCACGTCAGAAACGCGGTTCATTTCTTCCGCTTTCAATTGAAATTGTGTCAGAACGTTTGAACCAATGTCGGACGCTTCACCGAGATCCATATCACCGGCCAATCCCATGTTTAACACGCCACCCAATGCGGCCTTAATGGCATCCGGTGTAAAACCGGCCATCGCCAAAAACTTTTGGCCGGCTGCAACGTCGGTGGAGGTATACGCCGTACTGGCGCCCAGCTCTCGCGCTTGTTGACGTAACATGGCCAGTTGTGGCGAGTTTTTATCTAATCGGGTGAGGGCTTGAACCGTTGACATACCCTCATCAAAGTCTCGACCAGGAGCAGTGATCCGCGCGCCGGCATACAACGCACCCGCACCGCTTGCGGTAGCAATCGCACCTCCAGTGGCTAATTTATTGCGTAGCTCTTTTGATTTTGCATATTGGCCTTGTGCCCGAGTGACCGCATTAAGCCGGCGGCGTTGTTCGTCTAACTGCCGGTTATAGATTTCAGTGCGTCGTGTCACTTGTGCCGTGGCATCACCGCTTTGTCGTGCGGATATGCCGTGGCGGTATAATGTGGCCGTTACGGTATTGAGTTTTTGTTTTTCTTTGTCAAGCGTGCGGCCGTAACGGTCACGCTCTAACCGTGCAGCGGCCAAGGCTTTCTTTTGTTCTTCGGTTTGCTGGGTCAGCGGTGGGTATTGGTCACGTAACGCCTTAACCTTATTTTTGGCCGTTTCGTAGGCTTGTGAGTTTTTATTGACGGAATTAGAAAGCCGTTCGAAGGTTTTCGACTGGCTTTGTAAATTACGGATTGAGGCGTGTGTGGCTTTGATTTGAGTTGCTAACCCTGCCGCGCTGCGCTGTGCAGCACTAACAGGGGATGATAACTTGTTCGCAGCACTTAACGACACTTTGATATTTAAATTACGGTCACTCATGATTCATTTCCTGTTCTGGCGGCTGCGCGTTTATGCCATAACAGGATTTCGCCAACCGTCATGGCGTCATATTCAGACGGCGCCCAGTGGAAAACGGTGGCGATATCAGCGATTAACTCATCCGTTTCAATGTTCGGGCACTCAATTACTCGTCCGCGCTGTCTGTCGTCTCTTGCGGGGAGTTCGGTACTAAAAAATTAGCAATACCGGTGGCAAGTGCATTAAATGCAGGAATAGGCAGCAGTGAAACGTCACGCTCAGTCATGCGGGGTGAGGTCACCCGCGGCAGTAACTTAATCAGTGAATCCACATCAGAGGTCATCACGTCATACAGTTTTAAGCCACGTAATGCGCCGACTTGCTTCATGGTGTCGGTGATGGTGATTTCAGTGACTTCTTGCCCTGACTCTAATTTGATAGGTGCGTCGAATTGAATAACTTCAGCCATGGTTACTATTCCTATTAAAATAAACGTGAAATGGGTGGGTGATGAAACCCACCGTGTTAATTAGTGGCCAATGTTGGCACGGTGTTTTTCCAGCATGTCTTTGCCGTTGACTTTCCACACCATATTGAGCAAATCCACTTCAAATGATTCTTTGTTATTGATGGTGATTTTGCAGTACGTATTTTTGATGGTGTATTTGTGTTGCGTGTTATCACCGGCTTTCGCACTGCCTAAATCCAATTCAGTGAAACGCCCGCGAGTTTGAATTTCACACGGAACAGATTCACCGGTTGAATCATTGTAGTAAGAGCCCGCAAAGCGGAATTGCTTACCGTCAATGGTGGCGCCCCAGCTTTCCAGCAATTCAGACATTAAGCCCCCCATAGAGGCCTCCATATCTAATGCACCAGAATCAAAGCCCATCATGACAGCCACAGAGCCCACCATACCGGCACCCTGATAATCCTCTGTTTTTAATGACAGCTTTGGTGGGGTGACTTCTTCTACTTGTCCAAGGTAGGTTTGGCCATCAATAAACAGGTCAAACATAAAAAGTTTTTTAGGCATACCCATAATTCAATTTCCTTAGCCCAGTTGGTCAAAAACAGCGAAATACTCGTCAGTGAATTCCTGCGTTAAAGACAGGTTTTCCAGTGGCGGTACGGGGGTGTATTTGTAGCGAATGTGCGCCTTACCATCGCGTAAATTTTCTTTCGGGTTATCCGATGGGTCATACCAACATTGGAACCCTAATAAACGGCCTTGCGTGACGAGTTGTGCGCCTTTGCGGTTGATCCCATCGACAATATCTTTCACCAATGAGGGGGTGAGTGTTTTGTCGATATAGCTAAAATGCGCCTCGGCGATCATTTCAGCCAAGATTTGCGCGGTGCGGGTATACACTTCAAAGGTATAGATTTCTTTATCGCCGGTGCGATTACCCCAAATGCGGTACCCATCGCGTTTAATCAACGTGGTGATTTGGTGGCTGTTTAAATCGTTGGCATCGGTGTCTTTACCTTGTAACGTCCAGTAAATATCCGCGCTAATACCCAAAACACCATTAACCGGTACGTTAGAAATCGACTTATGCCAGCCTTGTTCCGCATCAATCTTGGCGCGTAAACCAATGGCGTAAGCGGTGGCGGGGATAACTTCGTTTTGGCCACTTTCTTTGTTGTAGGCGATAAATTCAGGGTAGATGATCATCACTTCGCGCTGATTGAAATCCTCACGGTATTTCTTGGCTTCGGAGATAGTTTTACAGCCGTTGGCGCTAATATAGGCAAAGGCTTTGATTTGCTCTGCAAAAATTGCAAGCTGCATGGCAACCGGTTTGGTATCCAATTTCGGTACCGCCAAAATACGCGGACGTTCACCGATATTCGCTTCAGCGGTTAGCAGGGCATAAAGGCCAGTGTAGCGGCCATCGTCACCGGTACCCCCAATCACTAATTGGTCTTGAGTTTTTTCGCTGCCTTCTTTTGCTTCGGCAACGCGCACAATGACCACTTTGGGGCTGCATTGGTCGTCAATCGCTTTTAATGTGGTGTAAAGCGTACCAGTTTTACCGGCTTTGCTGAGTACCGTTTTAATGCGCGTGACTAACACGGGGGTATCAAGTGGGAACGCCTCGGGGTCGGCATCTTCTGCGGTACAGACAATACCAATCACTGAGGTGTCGATATCTCGAATAAGGGTGCTGAGGTCAGTGGTTTCATCGACTTCAACGCCGTGATGATATACGGCCATCGTTATTATCTCCTGATGTCTATTTATCTTTATTCTCAGGGATGTTTGATAACAAATCATGCACTTAGGGTTCTCATAGGCACATGAGAACCACGGATGATTGCTCACCTACGCGCGCGACGACAATCTAGGTATATTAAATTGGCTAGGTGGTGAATATGTCTTTTACGGATTGGACAGAGGGGAATTTAGTTAAAGTTCCTGCCTTTGATTTAACGGTTGGTGGCGTGCAGCTCCTCGGCGTCAATGACCGGCTTATGTCATTAACATTAACGGATAATCGGGGTTTTGAGGCTGACACACTCGAACTTACTATCGATGATACTGACGGCAAAATTGCGTTACCGGCGCGTGGGGCTGAGATTTCCGTTTCCCTTGGTTGGCAGGGGGAAGCTTTGGTACACAAAGGGATATATACCGTGGATGAAATTAGCCATTCAGGCCCACCTGACCAAATCACGGTAACCGCCCGTAGCGCGGACTTTCGGCAAGACTTTAACGTCAAACGGGAATACAGCTGGCACGATATCAAAGTACCAGATGTGGTCAGTGCGATAGCGGGGCGTTATAACCTCAAGCCAGCGGTGAGCAAACAATTGATGCACATTGAAATTGACCACGCTGACCAGACCAATGAAAGCGATATTAGCTTTTTAACGCGCATGGCTGAAATGCTCGGCGCGATAGCCACCATTAAAAACGGCAGTCTGTTATTTATTGTGCCTAATCAGGGAGTCACGCAAAGCGGCAAGCCATTGCCCGTCATTACCATCATGCGCGAAAGTGGGGATAAGCATTATTTCAGGTTGGCTGACCGGCAAGCGTACACCGGCGTACAAGCTTATTGGCTTGATTTGAACTACGGCAAACAAAAGAAAACCAATCTTAAACGCAAGCAAAAGCCCAAAAAAGAGAAGTCGAGCAAAAAAGAGGGCGATTACATTGAGGGTGCTGAGGGTAATGTTTTTGTGATGCGACAAACTTTTAAAAACGAGCAATCAGCTAAACGTGCCGCCGCGGCCAAGTGGTCAAAATTACAAAGGGGCGTAGCAGAATTTAATATTACCTTGGCCGAGGGGCGCGCCGACCTTTACCCCGAAATGCCCGTCACGGTAACTGGCTTTAAACCGACGATTGACAGTCACCAGTGGGTAATTAGCCGAGTGACACACACCATTGATGGGAACGGGTTTATAACCCATTTGGAACTGGAAATATCGCTAAAAGGGATAGAAATATTTGGATAGCTTATTTTACTAAGCTATCCAAATTTTAAATGAATGTGATATCTTCTGATTTGGCAAGGAAACATTTAGATTCATTTGTTAAATCTGGTTCTTCACTTTTATTTTCATTTTTATTAGAACTAAGTATTTCAAAACTAAAATTGAAAAGATGAGGCCTTTTATCAAATATTGTTTTACTACATAAAATAATATTTTTTTCAGTTTGATATATAATATATGCCTGCTTGATATTTTTATCAAAATCATATTTTATTGATGTGTTTACTTTCGCTTTTGTTATATGTACTTCTAGTGATTCCTCATGAGTTAATTTCATAAATTTAAATGTTTCATAAATCATAAAATTAAATATATTAGAGCACAAAACTAAAGAAATGAGATACAAAGATGAAAGTACTATTTTTTTATCTCGCTTTTTTATTGATAATAAATAGTTAGGTGCTATAACAATGAAAATAACGTATATAGAAAAGTTTAATAATCCTGAAGTGGTATCATTATGCTCAACTTTATTAATATAAATAAAACACATTATAAGTGATATATTTACAATGAAAAATGAAGGAAGTAACACGCTGATTTTATTGTCTAGAGGTATTTTTTTGTCTTTTGATAATGACCAGAATAAATAAATGGCCATACATAAAAATGAAGCTAATAAAATTAAATTATATATATTAAAGTTTTTGGTTGCATAAAGGAAAATAGACGCTAATGCCATGATGGTTATGGGGAATGCAATCAATATTGTTAAGATAAAGTAAGGATCTTCCTTTATGATATACTGATAGTGCCTTTTATAGTTATAAGACATCATTTCAGCAATATAATAAATAAACAAAAAAATAGCAGCATTAATTAGTGATGAAAAAGAATTATCTTGGTCATACATATACATAAATAGATAAAACAGTTCACATGTTATAAAAAGTGATACTAGAAAAACAATCGTTGAAAATTTATATCGTGGGTTGGGGGTTGTTTTTTTATGAACTCTAAAAATTTTACCATTAAATGAAAAAGTCTTTTTTTGATAAGTTGATTTGTTGTTTAATAGCTTAAGTAAATTATATGGTGTTAGGTATAGAATAGTGATGAAAATGGATATTAAAATAGAAGATGTGGCAAGAGTAGATAATATATATCCCTCACTGATAAGTAATGGAAAAAAAGAGATTGAATCAAATATATTTAGGTAGGACATTAATAGTAAGGGAGATAAAATGGCCATAAATGCAGTAAGCTTTAAGAAGCCATTAAATAATAACTTCATTCGTGAGAAGTAATCCACCTATTTTTTCTCCAAAAATTATAAATTTGATTTTAACTTAAGAAAAATAGTAACCTATAATTAGGCATAATCCAAACCCAAGGTTAAAAAATGGCGTTCAATTGTCCCCAGTGTGGCGCTGTGACTTATACCAAAACCAGTAAATCCATGAGTAGTGAAACCCGTAGAAGCTATCACCAGTGCCAGAATATGCTGTGTGGTTGTTCTTTTACGACAATAACTTCAGTGGAAATTTATTTAACCAAAACAATTCCACAAGAGTTGCCAGAAGGCTTTGAGATACCGATGGATGAGTTACCTAGATCACATCGAGGAGAAAAGCAGATGGAGATGTTTTGATGGATGAGTAGTAGAATGTATTCATATTACTCATCTTTTCAATTTATGGAAAATATAAATCAGTTTAGATATTAACTTGCTATACAGACTTCATAAGACTGTAATCAGCGAACTATTTTAAAACTTGAATAGAGTTAACATCCAAAAGCGCTTTAGTTTTATGGTGGCCAGTATGACCAAAGAAAATTTCCCCATCAACCTTTACATACTTTCCGAGTAAATCTAAGCGGTTATTATAAATTTCAGCAGTAAGGCATAATTGAAATGCGCAGGACTTACCATTGTCACGTAGTTCGTTAGTTTCTATGCATCTACCAACTAAGCTTATTGGTTCATTGGTATATAGTATCCAGTAGAATTGAGGTACATCACCATTATCTATTGACTCATAATTTGGAGGGCCAGGAAAAAGTTCTTCTCGAACTTTTCCATAAAGTGTTGTAGTTTGCCCATCCAATAACTCTTTAGGAAGATTTGATTTGTTTTGAAATTTAGTATTCTTCGATCTAAATATTCTATGTCGAGTATTTTGAGATAGAAAAATCCCTATAAATGCTAGGATGATTGAGGTTATAACCCCGACTCCTTGCCAAGTATTACTAGATAAAAAATCAATCAAAACTTGTACCCCATAATATGTTATGTGTTATATGGATATCATAGCAAAAAGGTTATCCAGAGTAATTACAGATGGTTATATTTTAATTTATAAAGAAAAATAATTATGTTTAATGATGATACTGAATACGAATTATCAAGAGGCAGCGACATAGTTAGAGACGGTATGTATCTTGAACTAACTATGGCAAATACTGACCCAGTGTTACAACTTGCTGAAGTCTTTTACTCGGATGTTACCCACCAATTTACATTAACTTGTTTTGAGCCGAACATCCCTCTTGAAGTAATTGAAACCTTGATTGAGCAGGCTAAAAAACTCCTCCCACCCATTGAAAAATAAGCAAAAATAAAGCCTCTTGCCAAAAGAGGCTTTATAAGTGTGGTCAATATGTGGACATCAACCATTGACTAAATCCATTTAAATCAATTGTTTAACTCACTTTTAGAACGCCGCACTTAGCGCCTTTGATTACCTAATCCGCACAAGTACCAGAACCGCTGAATAGGTGTAATTTACTTTATATTCAGTGAGTTGTAGTCAAAAGGCACTCGGGGGCGAGTGCCTTTTTTTTGAGCATAATCTGTACAAAAAAGGCTCAAAAGTGCCTAAAAGTGTTCAAGTGTGGACAATTTGTGGATATGCAAAAGTTAAATTTGTATTGCTTTTCGTCCTCAAAATCATCCTAAAACGAACAACCTATTAAGCTAACTCTGTTCCTCCTTTTAATGGGTTGTATGTAATCGCATCTTGAAGAAAGTCCGGTGCAAAGTGTGCGTAGGTCAGGGGTTGCTGTAATGTTGAGTGCCCTAAGATCCTCTGCAAAGTAATAATACTACCGCCATTCATCATAAAATGGGTTGCGAAAAATTGTTAACTAGTTTTCTTGTCTGAGTGGGGTGAGCCTGAATTTTCGTGCCTAGTGTGCGCTAAAGCCGGTGCGATTTGGCCAGCTTCGGGATTCACCTCATCGAACATGAACCAATCTCGGTATTTTCTAAATCGGGGGTGCTTAAAGAATTTCATCGCAGACTCCAATGATATTTTAGCTTTTCCACTTTCATATCCATGATAGGTAACGATTTGAGTTTGTTACCCGCATCGGATGTGGTCGAGTTATTAGATTATGAGGTGCTATTCGCCGAGCGAAAAGCCGCGTTAATAGCTGCTATGCTAGTAGAGCAGCGGGAAACGATTGCACGTACATTGGACTTAGAATCTGAGCCGTTAACCAAGTTATTGCGGAACAAGTGATCCCCGAAAATGAGGGCGGTTGGTGGATGAGGGAAATTGGTTTGTTTGATAAATCGGGGTTATTGGTGGTCGTGGCGAATTGCCCTGAAACTTATAAACCATTATTGGCCGAGGGCTCAGGTCGCACGCAAACTATCCGTATGATTTAGTGCTGAGATTGAAAGTGACTTAAAAGGCGTTTGGGTGTTCCAGTCTACTTATGATGAGTTTACAAAAACCGAGAAATTAGGTTTCAAAGTTATACAAAACTTTAACCGATTCCCAGAATGGAAAGAACTTGGAGCGACTGAATTGAAAGAAAAAGAAGTTTACATAGCTAATAAATGTAAAGTTAAATTGATCAATCATGCAGATAAGATCATAACTCCATTATAAGATACATTAGATTTAGGGATTGCTTTAGAAAGTGAGAAATTACAATTAAGCGCCTGGAAAAGATATCGAGTAATATTAAATCGAGTAGAGATTTCAACTGCGTCGGATATTATTTGGCTAGTTTATCCGTCATATTTTAAGGATGCCTTATGAGTGAAGGCATCCCATTTTATTCTTATTTGGAATAATCATCGGGTAAATCATCAAACATGCGATGATTTCTATTAAAATCAATTATGATATTTTGGTTAGGGCAATCATTTTTAGACAACATATCACAATTACTTTCAATATTACTTTCTTCTATTCCGGTCCACTGAGAAAATAAAGACATAAAACTTAGCCCACTACGACGGCTGTTTATTATTTCTTTATGCTTAGAATTATAAGATGTGATGAAAAAAGGCACTTCATAGTTCTGCTTGTACTTATCACTATGTGCCAATTCATTTTTGTCATATGTTAAAGATAACGCATGATCAGAAAAATACATCATTGACCATTTTGATTTAGTTTTACTTAAGTCAGAATATATTTCTGATAACAATTTATCTGTATTTTTTATACTCTGGACATAACAAGAGAATTTTTTATTCTGATAAAAATGATCAAACTGCTCCTCTGTTCTGGTACAAAATGGCGTATGACTTCCCATAAGATGAACAACAATAAGTTTTTTAGGTACTTGGGACTTCAAAGCCAATTTAAATTCTGGTAACAATGCATCGTCTGGAGAGACTGATTTATCATCTGAACTTCTTCTTTTAATAAAAAAACTATTGTTTGCTCTTCGTCCAATAGCGGCAACTGAGCCGTCATATTCACCCACAAATCCTTGATTAGATAACCAGTAAGTATCAAAACCTGCTTTGTTAGCTAATGTCATGATGTTATTACCGATTTCAGGATATAAGGATAAGCTATGCGTTAAAGAAGGTTGTGTCGAACTCGCTGCAGAAGTGTAGTTAGTAAAAAAAGTCCCATTGATGGAGCTCATAAATGGTGTGTTCTGTATTTTAAAACCGTATTCTTGCATAAAATCTTTTCGGACACTTTCACCAATAACAATAACGTAAGTATCATATTGGTTATTAACGTCAGTGATTTTAAAAGTGTCATCACTTGTATATAATTCAACCTCATTGATTAAGGAATAAATAGAATAAATGAGCTCTGTAAAAAAACGAGTTTCTGGTGTTCCTGAATTAGCCGCTCTCTCATATTTACCACTTAAAGCATATTTTGAGGGAGTGAAGAAAAAAACCACCATTACGATACTTAGTATTGTCTTTTTATGATAATTCATCGAATTGGCTTTAATAAAGCTAACTAAAGTTCCAAAAGCGAGTATTAAGATAGAATAAATAAAATATTTATTATCTATATTTGATATAAATTCTCGTGATTCTTGTATGTCGGTATAATAAAAGGAAGCAACTGTATTATATGTAGGGGAGCCATAGATCAACCCGACAGGTAAATAAATAGCAGCTAAAATAGTGAAAAATAAAACAATAAAATGGTAGATACTATTTTTCACATAAAGCAAACCAATGCTTATGAAAAATATATACAGCGGCTTGAATGGATAGCCCATTACCTTGTGTAATATAGAAAAGAGAAAAAATAATGCGATAAACTTCAGCATTATTTTGCTTAAAATTACATTTTGTATTTTCTGGATCATAACTAGCTTTTTAACAATTCACTCTTAATTTTTGCCGCGTAGATTAGCACAAATAGAGTAAACGAAACATAACAATAGGATTGAATTTTTGATATTATCAGAAAAATTTATCATTGATTGAGCTATGTCACTCATTATAAAGTTCTATATCATGGCTATGCTCATGGTTGTTTGTGTTATCGCCGGCTTTCGCACTGCCGAAATCCAATTCAGTGAAACGCCCGCGAGTTTGAATTTCACACGGAACGGATTCACCGGTTGGATCATCGTAGTAAGAGCCAGCAAAGCGGAATTGCTTACCGTCAATCGTCGCGCCCCAACTTTCTAATAATTCCGACATTAGGCCACCCATAGAGGCATCCATATCTAATGCGCCAGAATCAAAGCCCATCATGACAGCAACGGAGCCCACCATACCGGCACCCTGATAATCCTCCGTTTTTAATGACAGCTTTGGCGGGGTGACTTCTTCTACTTGTCCAAGGTAGGTTTGGCCATCAATGTATAGGTCAAACAAAAAGAGTTTTTTAGGCATACCCATAATTCAAATTCCTTAGCCCAGTTGGTCAAAAACAGCGAAATACTCGTCAGTGAATTCTTGCGTTAATGTCAGGTTTTCCAGTGGCGGTACGGGGGTGTACTTGTAGCGGATGTTCGCCTTACCATCGCGTAAATTTTCTTTCGGGTTATCCGATGGGTCATACCAGCATTGGAACCCTAATAAACGGCCTTGCGTGACGAGTTGTGCGCCTTTGCGATTGATCCCATCGACAATATCTTTTACCAATGAGGGCGTGAGTGTTTTGTCGATTTTTCTATATGTACTAAATAAATTTATTTCACTGACCAA